CCCTGAGTTGTCGAATTCAAGCCCTTTTTGGCTTGAAGCCCCGCACAGTTCGCTCGCCGAAATCAGGGAATGGATACAGCAGGACGCGCAAGAAATCGTTCGTATAGCGAAGATGGGCGGGTTAAGGAACACCGAAACTTCCGTCCAGCCGTGGAGTGGCGTTTCGATTGCGTTACAAACGGAGCAACTTAAATCTTCTCTTGTGGAAAAGGCCGACAATATGGAGCAGGCCGAACTCGATTTATTATATTTGTGGTGCAAATGGATGGGAGTTGGTTTTGGCGGTAATGTTGAATATGTCAAAGACTTCGACGTGCAAGATGTAACGCGCAAGATACAGGACGCGATAAGCGTTGTCAATGCGGGAATTAAGAGTCAGACCTTTGAAGTAGAACGGCAAAAGATACTTATTACCTCGATGTTGCCTTCGATTGAGGAAAGCACGAGGGATATAATTTTCGGTGAGATTGAAAAAAACACCACGCTGAGAAGTGAAGAAAAAAAGGAAGAAGAAAAAATGTCTTTAGAAATACCCCGCATAGAGGCATAAATCAGGGGGACGGAGGGTAACACAATGCCAGAAAATAACGTTGATAAAACGGAAGACCAGAAAAAGGCAGGGGACGGCGCACCGCCGAAGGTTGAATTTACGCCGGAACAGCAAGCGCAGATACAAGTCCTGATTGACGGGGCGTATGCAAAGGCATTTGCCAAGGCTAACGAAAAATATAGAGCCGAAGCAGACATATTGAAAGCGCAGATACAGACCCTTAATGAGTCGAAGGGGAAAGACCACGGCAAGGGCGAAGACCTCACCGCTCTTAAAGAAGGGCTTGCCGCTATAACGCAGGAACTCAAGCAAGCCAAAGAAACCGCCGCGAGGGATAATCTAAAAGCCATAGCCGCCGAACTTAACGCGGTGAATGGCGAACAGGTTGCGATGCTCGTTAGCCCTTATATTCAGATGGTTGACGGGAAGATTGTTGTTTTGAACGCCGAAGGCATTGTTAGGATAAATGGGAAGGGCGACCCCATGACCACGAAAGAATTGATTACGGAGTTTCTCGGCCACAATCCTCATCTTGTCAAGGCGGGTGGTTCGGCTGGCGCGGGTTCGACAGGCGCGAGAGGCGGCAATGGCGTAAGCAAAACAGTAAAGCGCGGGGATTACGAGCAGATGACCCCGCAAGGGAAATCGGACTTTATAAAGTCCGGCGGAATACCAATCGACTAAAAAAAGGAGAATAAAAATATGGCTAACACGCTAACAAATCTTATCCCGACCATTATGTCGGGGCTTGACAAGGTAAGTCGCGAATTGACAGGCTTCATCCCTGCGGTAAGTTTCTATCCGGGTGCGGAAGGTGTTGCAAAAGACCAGACAATCAGATGGCCTATCGCGCCTGTTTCTTCGTCTGGCAATATCACCCCGGCGGCTACCGGCCCGGCCATAGGCGACCAGACTATCGGTAGCGATACGATGACGATAAGCAAATCCAAGAGCACGAAGTTTAGTTGGAACGGCGAAGAGCAGGTGAGTGTCAAAGATGCTTATGGCAACATTCTTGCAGGGCAGTTCGCGCAGTGCATGAGGACGCTTGTTAACGAGGTAGAAACTGACCTTGCGGCGTTGCATCTCGGCGCGTCTCGTGCCTACGGAACGGCGGCTACTACACCGTTTGCTTCGACTCTCGGAGAGGCCGCTCACGCGAGGAAAATTCTTGCCGATAACGGTGCGCCCATGTCGGAATTGCAGATGGTCATTGATACTGCCGCCGGTGCGTCGCTTCGGACTTTGGCGCAGTTGACAAAGGCTAATGAGGCGGGAGGAGACGACCTTTTGCGGCGCGGCATTCTACTCGACATACACGGCTTCGCAATACGCGAGAGCGCACAGGTAGCGAGTCATACGGCTGGAACTGCGGCTTCCGCCACGACCGACGCGGCGGGTTATGCGGTTGGTGATACTGTAATAACGCTGGCCTCTGCCGGGACAGGCACAATCCTTGTCGGAGACGTTGTAACCTTCGCGGGCGATACGAACAAATATGTTGTAACCTCCGGCGATGCCAGTGTGGCTGATGGCGGCACGATAACTCTTGCCGCTCCGGGGCTACGTGTTGCGATGAGCGCGGCAACGAAGGCTATAACGGTTTCGGCGACCAGCAGGCGGAATATGGTGTTCGACAAGAGTGCGATTTGGCTCGCTACCAGAACGCCGCTTATGCCGGAAGGCGGGGACTCTGCCGCTGATGTAATTGTCGTAACCGACCCTGTATCAGGGTTGTCGTTTCAGATTGCAATGTATAAGCAGTATCGGACTGTAACCTATGAGGTTGGTTTGGCGTGGGGTGTTAAGAACGCCAAAACTGTCCATACGGGGATACTGCTTGGATAGGGGAAGGAGTAGGGGCTTCGGCCCCTACTATAAGAATATCAATATGGATTGGCGGATAGCGGAACTGATGGGGTACGCGTACTACGCGGGTAAAGGGTATCGAATTTTTGTACCACTTATCTGTGGAGATGGGTACGACTTTATCGCTGAGAAAAGCGGAAAAATGTTGAGAGTGAACGTTAAGGTATCTGGCCTGAAGGATAAGACAGATACCATGAGTTGGAGTATTTCTCAAGCCAGTGGGTCTAAGTCGAATGCATCGCGACAGAATAAGGTACCATGCGACATCTTTTTGGTGTATATGCCGGGGCAGAATCAATTTATAGAACTTTCAGGTGATTTCTTTAGTTACGGCAACTCAAAGTCTCGGAGAATACCGAAAAAGATATTAAGAGATATTCTTACAATAGGGCTTCGGCCATCTAACTCGAATAAAAAAGGGAGGTAATTGTGAGCGAGTCTTGTAAAGTTGTGCGGGTAGTAAGGCCGGAGTGTCCGGGTGGCTTTTGTGAAATAAACGAAGTTGATTTTGATTCCGCGAGGCATATTTTATTTCAAGAGAAAACGGCTGATAAAGATAAGGAAAATGAAATTCTAAAAAAGAAAAAGAAAGGATAAGGGAGTCTTAAATGAAAATCATCTACCCCCTTACCGCCACCACCACAGCGTTCCGTCTTGAGGTCTGTTACCAGCTCGACGAACAACTCCGTCTTGAAAACAATGCTATGGGAGCAAAACTTCGGGCCGGGGAGATTACCAGAGCCGAATGGGACGCATATCAGAGAGACACCTTCGACCCGACGAGTAAGGCTATTCAATTCGAGATAACCAAGAACAGAGCGTTAGCCGAGAAAAGCACTTATTGGGCAGTTGACATAAAGACCGCCGTGGTGAAGGAGGTTGCGGAAATCTAATGGCAGTCAAGAACCCTACAACGGCTACCGAGGTTGACCCTAATAGCCACATAACTAATATTTCAACGAGGGCTTCTTTTGCGGGACTTACTCGAAGTGAGGACGCTTACAATTATTGGGACGAGGGAGTAGGGCATTTCAGCGGTGATTTCGAGTTCCTTGCTACCATAACACCGACAAGTTTCGTTGGCGGTAATTCGGCAGGTTATATAACCCTTGCGAATCTTGTTGATGATATGAACGGGATTAAAGCGGCAGGTGGGGATGGTCTTTATCTTCGATGGGAAGAAACGGGGGGTTCGCCTTACATTTACCTCTGGGAAGATTTTGCGGGGACGTCTTTTTTAACAAGTTATCTCATGTCTCTTAGCACACTTTATTATATCAAATTCAAGCGTGATGAGGCGGTAACGACTTACGGAACGCTCTACTGTTATATTTATAGCGACTCGGCGAGGACAAACCTCCTTGCCACATTGAGCCTCGCCCTCCACGAGAAAGAGGACTTCCGCTATCTTTATATGGTCCATTCGAGGAATACCGCATCAGGGACATCATCAACGGGCTACATCGAGAACCTCGATTTACAGGAAGCGGCGGCTGGCAATCCTTATTACGCTTACGCCCAGCAAATGTAAAAGGAGAAAAAAATGGCTGAAATATATATGGATGTTGATACCGCAGTAATAGTTCCCGTGAACGTGCTACCCCTTCTCGATGATACAGACTTCAAGTCAATCGAGACTGCGGTTGTCTATAACTCGGCGGGGCTGGTCGTTACATGGAACTTTGTAACCTCGACGGGCGTTCAAACAGGCGTAGCGATTACCCCTACCATAGGCGGCGTTTACGATTGGTCTGAGCCGATTGCCGATAAGGGAATGTATGCGATTGAGATACCCGCTTCGGGGGGTGTTTCGGCGAATAACGATACGGAAGGTTACGG